CAACCTACACCTTCGACATTGATGACACCTCAAGCAAGAAGATCACAGAGTTGGGGCTAGAGTTTATCTTGACCTGTGCTGCATACGGATTAGATATTGCTGATGCCTTGAAGGTCTTGGCTGACTATGGTAAGTCCATTGGGGGTCCATACACAACAGAGGAAGTAGAGGAGTTACTAAATGATGCGTAAGTTTTATGTTGAATACAGCGAAGAAGAATACCTCTGGGACATCATCGAGAATGAAGGTGGTCAAGAGCATGGTGATTATTATGGCACACTGATGTTTTCTGTCATATCAAAACAAGATGCTCTTTTTGCGATAAGGCTGCTGCAAGAACTTCAACAAGGAGAAAACGAATGAAAACCCTTAAAGAGAAGTTAGTTGAGAGACTGATTGAAGGTAGTGATGACATCTTCACAGAGTTTGTCGTGGTAGGATTAGAAGAGAGCCTTACGGTTATCATAAATGAGATTACTCGTCTGGTGAATAAGCCTAAACTCAGTGACATCGAACACACTGACCTAAACTCTCTGTATCACGATGGCAAAGCTACGATCACAGTTCTTCAATACTATACTGCTGATGACTACTTGATAGAGCGTAAGATAATCAATAGTGCTTGGGACAAGCTGATGAGTGAGGTATTCTGATGAGTATTCACTGGCATTACCAGATCATGCGACACCTGACAGACAAGGGTGAGACGTATTATGCGATGCACGAGTACTATCCTATGGCAGATGGCGATGGCTGGACCCAAGACCCTGTCAGTATTGATGGTGAATCTCTGGGTGACATAGTATGGATGCTAAAGGCTATGCTGAACGATATTGAGAAACATGGGGTAAAAGATTATGACAATGATTAAAGCTACGTTAATTGACCACATGGGTTCCGACCTTTCAACTGTTAACGCAGCACGAGTATCCTTTGGCAAGGCGTCTGAGGCTGTTGAGTGGCTGGACTATGATTACGAGAATGGTAATCGCTGTGGTGACCTGATCGCTGTGCTAGAGGAACGTGACAAGAAGCTGATCCGCTATCTGGCCAAGCATAAGCACCTGTCACCATTCGGTCATGCCTTTGCTAGCTTCCATGTGAAGGCACCTATCTTTGTTGCACGTCAACTGGTGAAGCATAAGTTCCTGCGCTGGAATGAGATCAGTCGTCGTTACGTTGATGATGAACCTGAGTTCTATGTCCCTGATGTCTGGCGTGGTAAGTCTGCGGATAAGAAGCAGGGGTCTGAGGGTGTAGTCTCTGGGTATTTCTATTTTGAGTATCAAGACGATGAAGATAGGACAATTCCTTACAAGTATCAGTGTGGTGTAGATACATCTTTTGAGCGTGTCTATGAGCACTACAACGACAGGTGCGTAACTTTGTACCAAGACATGATTGACCGAGGGTATGCACCTGAACAAGCCCGCATGGTTCTTCCCCAGTCTACTATGACGGAATGGTACTGGTCGGGTAGCCTTGATGCCTTTGCAAGCATGTGTCGCCTACGCTGTGCCTCTGACACTCAATATGAGAGCCGTGTGGTGGCCGATCAGATCAGTAAGGTGATGGGTGACCTGTTTCCTGTAAGCTGGCCTGCACTGATGGGAGAATGACTATGACACTAGATGAAATATCTGAGGTCTTACGTTCATGTCCAGATGTCACTCTTTATGATGTCGCGTATATGATCCGTAAACGACAAGAAGAACTGTCACAAGAGGGAGAGGCTGATGACTGACGATGAACTACACATCTTGTGCAAGAGTTTGGCTAATCGCTATCGTAGTAAGGACCAGTATGAAGACTTAGTGAGTGAGGGCCTTCTTGCCTGTTATGAGTGTCGTGAAGCTGGTAAGGAAAACAAGTCCGACCTTGTAGGTGCAGCCCGTAGGGCAATGAATGACTATGTGAACATCAAGGTCAAGGCAGTGTCTATCCCCTGCACATGGGCCTCTAGGGCGGCTTCTAATGCCATCTCTGGGGGTGACGGTCTGGATAACCTCAGTGGGGTCTCTGAAGTCACCCTATGCAGTCTGATGGATGCGGTATCGAACAAGACTGAATCTCTTGACAACGACACCATCTTCACAGATGACCATGCCATTGCCTATGAGGCCAAGAACTACAGTGACTACCTACTAAGTGTTGCAAAGTTGTCACTAACGCCAACAGAATTTGCAATCATCAGGATGAGATACTATCAAGACATGACACAAGATGAGGTGGGTGAAGTCCTTGAAACTAACAAGATGTGGGTGTCACGACATGAAAAAAATGCCTTAAACAAGCTAGAGGATGCCTTACCGTAACAATTCGTGATGTTACAGGTTTCGCAGAATGACCTTATAAGTAAGTAGGAGTAACGTAAGTTATAGCTTAAGTTATTGACTGTAGTGTCTACTACTACTAGATATAACTTAGGTTAACAACGAAAGGATAGACGATGGATGACGATGACTACCACAAGTCTCTTGTAGCAAGAGCTAACAGCAGGACACTTGATGATGTCGCTGATGATGTCCGGAAGCACTTGTCTGAGGCTGTTGAGGGTATCATAAAGGCTGGTCAGGCTCTGCAAGAGGGTCGTGACATGAACCCTAGCAACATCGCATTTTGTAAGTGGTGTGAAGAAGAGTTTCCTGATCTTAAGCCAAAGATGCGATACCGGATGATGCAGGTTGGTCGTAGGTTCGTTAGGACATTTATGTCCGAACACTTACCTATAACAGTTCTCTACGAACTAGCAGCACCATCTGCCCCTGACGAACTTGTAGAAGACTTCATGTCGTCTGACGAACCTGTCAAGGTGAAGGATGTAAAGGTTGCAAAGAAAGGCTATAAGAAGGTTAAAGACAAAGGCAACGAAGACCTACAGGAGGCTGTGTCGTCTGGTTCAATGAAGCCACGGGAAGCAGCTAAGACAGCCCTCAGTCGTGCAGAAGATCTTCAGCGTGAGTTGAATAGTCTGACCGACGAAGAAAAGATTGAGCGTCTCGGTGGGGAAAAACCCATTGATGCTGCTTACCAGCGTAAGCTGGATGAGACCTTGGGTGATGACTTCAACCCCAACAATGCTGCCACGGGTATCCTGATCTCTCTGAACAGGCTTCGTCTCTTTGGTGGCAAGAAGGAGATTGAGAACTATATCCTTGGAGAACTGTATCGCAGTGTTCGTATGCAAAAGTATGAAGCAGAGGCACTGTTGATGCTTGCTGATGTTATTAACGAGAACTACGACGAAATCGTCGGTTACATTGACGACAAACCTAACCTTAAAATTGTAAACTGAAGGAACTCGACAAATGGCTAATCAAACTCAAAAGTATGCACAAATGAAGCTGGAGCTTGCTCAGGGTAGCGTCTCCCCCTACGGTATTGACCTTGGTCTCCGTGGTATCCAGCACAATACCATCCGCGTCATTGACCGTGGCGTTAACACTGTCAAAGAGTCTGCTATCAATGCACGTCGCGCATATCAAAAGCGTAGTGGTGTACATATCAGCAAGCAGGAGTATCTGTATCCGCTGAAGGATAAAGAGGGCAACCCCGTCCGTGGTGATGATAACAAGATCGTAAAGATTCTTCTGCCCTTCGGTGTTATGAAGAAGGTTGACCCTGACCACGCAGATCAGCTTCGTGACAAGCTGGCAACTCAGGCGGAAGGTGTTCTGGAAACTGTTCGTCAAATGGACGAGTGCTAAAATAAGGAGAGCCACATGGCTGAACACGGACACCAACCCTGCCCTTACCAATCGTGTGGCTCTTCCGATGCCTTTAGTTACAATGCTGATGGATACGGCAAGTGTCATGCCTGTGACAGAGGTTACCCTTCCAGTGGAAAAACATTCGATTGGGCTGAAGAAAGATACCCGACAAAGAGAGGTGATAATTTTATGTCGTTCACACCAAAGCTGATCGAAGATGTATCAGATGGTCGTTACGTCAACATGCGTGGCATCAACACCAAGACGATGGAGGACTACGGGGTAATGACCTACGACAACCGTCAAGAGTATGTCTACCCGTCCGGCGGAATTAAAGTCCGTAACCTGACAGAGAAAGGCTTCTACGCCAAGTCAGGTTTCAAGGGTGACGAACTGTTCGGGATGAACCTGTTCACTGCTGGTAGCTCTAAGATGGTAACCATCACTGAGGGTGAACTGGACGCCCTGTCAGTGGCTCAGATGCTCAAGAGCGGCTACACCAACCCAGTAGTGTCACTACCCTCTGCTACGCCCTCTAAGAAGCTCTGGGAGAACTGTGCAGACTGGCTCAACAGTTTCGATAAGATCGTTCTGTCAGTTGACAATGATGATGCTGGCAATGCTCTTGCTGACCGTGTGTCTAAGCTGTTCCCTAACAAGGTCTACCGTGTTGACCATCGACCCTACAAGGACGCTAATGAGTTCCTACAGGCAGGTAAGGCAGCAGACTTCAAGAGCGCATGGTGGAACGCACGGAAGTATGTCCCTGAGAACGTGATGAACAGCACACAGGACTTCTTGTCGTTGTACAAGGATACGCCTGAGCATCAGTTTATCCCTACGGGTATCCAAGCATTAGACGACAAAATCTTGGGTTTGATGCAGGGTCACTTCACAGTTATCAAGGCACCTACAGGCATTGGTAAGACAGAGGTGATGCGGTTCTTGGAATACAACATGCTGAAGCGTGGTGTACCTATTGCTGCATGGCACTTGGAAGAGACTAAGTTGAGGTCACTGCTTGGCCTTGTGTCTTACGAGTGTAACGACAACCTGACACGGCGTGACTTGATTGAAGAGAAGGGTGCTGAGGATCGTGTCATTGAGGCTATCGGTAAGCTGACCAAGGATGAGAACTTCTACCAGTTCTACCTGAGTGACGGTCAAGGTGCTGATGATCTTATCGACCAGATACGATACTTTGCTG